CCGATCTGATCATCGACGGGAATAACTCTCGATTTTCCCAGTCGTGCTATGTTGTGTTCGACGCTCCTATTACGGGGCCGGTTAACACAGCATCGTATTCAACGGCGGGGTTCCCGCTGTATAAGTACATGCTGAAGATGATCGGTGGTTTCCTCATCTCTGTGGATACCGCCGACACACTCTTTCAGCGCGTGCTCAACGGCGAGACCTAATCAGCGCCTTCACGGGGGTGGGTTGCCGAGGGCCTTGGAGAGCATCCCTCTGAAAGGAGGTCGCTCTGAAAAGCCTCGTAGAACTCCTTGTGCAGATCGTGCATGACTGCTCGATCAGGTGTGGTGCCAACCCCAAACGAGATCTTTTAACGATCTCGAGGAGGACCGCTAATGAAGGTGATAGCTTTCTCACTATCACTCTTCCAACCTTCTCCCAAGGGCTCGAAAGAGCCCTCGAGGAAGGTTGCCTCTCGCCAGCTCTCTTTCCGAAATTTCGGTTTCGGAGAGGAACATGCTGCCCCCGATTTCTCGGAGGGTACATGGAGAGGATTTTTGGTCCTGATGGAGTACTCCGACAGGACGCGGATCCGGATTGCATCTTTGCGATTAGACAAATTTGTCTTTTCGCGAAGAAGCTCAAACTCCCGTGCACAAGCGCGAGAGAACGAGCTGCCGAAGCCGCATACCTGGATTGTGAGTCTGACTTACGGTCCCATGAACTCGATCACAGCGTTTCTGACATCTTTTATCGTGTCAGTGACGTTGTTTGGAGCGATCTCCTCTCTGGGTCTCCTTATGGGGACCCTTACGAAGAGTACGTTCCTCGACATGGTCCTGGAACAACTCAGGAAGGCCTTCGAGGGAACGGTAAGTTTCGTTTCCCTTCTTGGCCTCTAAGGTTGGAGGGCGAGTTCCCGTATTCCGAGTTCGGCGTCGGTTCGATGTCGAACTATGGGTACGATTCTCACCTCTTTCAGTTGCCGTTCGTCAGCCCCCGGGACGAGACGCCCGTAAGGGTGGTCTTTGTCCCTAAGACTCAGAAGACGCCTCGTGTGATCGCGATTGAGCCTGTGTGCATGCAATACATACAGCAAGCGATCGCGAGCTGGCTTAAGCCTGCGATTGAGCACCGCAGTGTTTTTATGTCCGGACGAGTTAACTTTTCTCGCCAGGATATCAATGCCAGTCTTGCTCTTCAGGCCTCTGTCGACCGTCGCAATGCGACGTTAGACATGTCTGAGGCTAGCGACCGAGTGTCTTCTAAGCTGGTCTGGGGTATGCTACGATCTGTCCCACGTTTTCGGAGACAGGTTTTTGCTTGCCGCAGTACCAGAGCAACTCTCCCTAGCGGCGTGACTATACCGCTTCGGAAGTTTGCGTCTATGGGGTCAGCGCTCTGTTTCCCAATCGAATCCGTGGCATTCTTTTGTGCCGCGGTCTCGGTTAGGTTACGGGACGCCGGAGTGCGCGTCACTCCTCGGAGCATATTGAAGTTTTGCTCCGGGGTGTATGTCTACGGGGATGATATTATTGTTCCCGCAGATGTGGCACCCTCTATCTGCACGACCTTTCCCCTGTTCGGGTTCAAGGTCAATGCCCACAAATCTTTCTGGAAAGGAAAATTCAGAGAGTCCTGTGGGATGGATGCGTATGACGGACACGACGTAACTCCTACGTACGCCCGTCGTCTGCTTCCTGTAGATAGAACCGACGCACATGGCCTTGCCTCTGCTGTTTCTCTAGCTAACCAGCTTTATTCCGCTGGTCTCTGGAGAGCAACGAGATGGCTCCGCGAGCATCTGGAAAAGATCCTCGGGGAGTTGCCTTCAATGTCCGCCGCTAACCACCGGCTTCTCGAAAGAGTTGTCGATGGAAAGATGACGGTCAGCAGAAGCAGTGCAGGATTTGGCTGGATCTCCTTCAGCAATGGAGAATCAGCTAATGGCTGGAGCAAACGATATCACCGCTTTATTTCGAAGCGATGGGTCGTAGCCCCAGTTAGGCGCCGAGATCCTCTTGAGGACGACGGTGCCCTCCTTAAGTGTTTCGCCCTTATCGGTAATTCCGATGTGGATCCCGAACACTTACGTGTGTCGGTGAGGTTTGGCAACCTCGCACTAAAACGCCAATGGGTCTTAGTGTAACGAAACACTGAGGCTGCGAGGAAGAACCTCGCTGGGAGACGCAGAGTGCAAACTTGCGTTCTGGTTTAGCTTGGCAAATCGCTGCTTCTGCAGTATACTGCCTTGCTTTTCCGGGTGTGGATTCGTTGGACTTCTAGG